CTGCACATCTATTGTTAGTTTCTACTCTCCCAGCCTGTATTGTGGTTCCTATTCTCCATATCCCTATAGGTGGGTTTGTTTGTATATGTTTTTATATATTTGTTAAAATGGGGGGTTATATAACCTAATAAGAGAATTACCAAGGGAAGAATAGAATACAAGGAGAAGTAGAACAGAAGAAACCAACAATAGAATCACACATGCAAGGGCAACCACAGACACCCCCCTATGTCACAGTGTCACAATGTCACATTACAGGGTATGTGAAATCTAGCAATAGGAAGTCAGTCTATTAGTAGTTAGAGTAGGCAGCAATGAGTAGTAATGGATATGAATGTCGAGAGCTACAAATAAATAAGCACTCCCACAGTCACTAGAGTTAATAGAATTACTGCCACACAATTATAATCAGCCGTTGCCAGCCGCGAGCACAAAACAAGTGACTATCCGGCCAGTGGGAGCTACAAATGCCAGGAGCACATCCCACTATTCCCACAACAGTAGCCACGCAAATAAACTACGAAATGAGGGAAATGAAAGATAGGAAAATCTTCCCACTCGGGGGGCTTGACAGGCGGGAAAACGTGGTACACTGAATGCGTCACCCGGCATGGCTGGGTCGATAGGAAGAACTTATTAACCGGCGGATGCCGATAGAAGGAAGCTATATGGCACAAGAATTCAAATCATACAGACTTGCAAACGAGGCAGCCAAAGAGCAGTCAATCAAGAACCCAGGTGTGGAATTCTATGTCAACTGGATTGAAGACGACTATTGGGAAGTCTCTATCTTTGCTGAAATGCAGGATCAAGACTACTGGCTGAATGGTCAGAAATTCCACCCAGACTCTGAGGAGAACTAATCATGCTTGACATTTTCAACCACATCATGACGTGTCCCGAGCATAGCTCACCAGAATACTGGTGGGATCACACAATTGAATCCTGGCAATTTAGTTGGATTCTCACTCTTGACTTTTCCTGCTAATTAGGAGCTACAAACAATCATGACCAACATTAACAACACTAACATTCCCAACAACCCAGCCGATCAAGCTGTTCTGGATGCGCTGGATAACTACAAACCACTCGATCCACCCAACTCCTGGGGATCAATGGAACAGCCCCTGCAAATTGGCAATCAAGCAATCGCATACAGTCCCAGCGACTCCCATGAATGGGCGCACGATCTCGATGTGACGAAGTGGATTCACAACTTCCGGCGGAACACTGCTTACACATCCATTCTAAATCGCCCGTGGATTGCAATTGAGTGCTGGAAGCTGAGTGTTCGCAGTCCTCGCATGAAACTGGATTACTATCTTCGACCAGATGACGAAACCATTCTGGATGTGTACAACTCACTAGTGGACGCGCTGGAAGTAGATGGAGCGAATGCAGAATGCGTGCCGAAGATTGTGTGCGTGTTTTTTGTGAACCCTGAGTTGTACTAACTGGAGTGAATTATGAAACTACTACATGTGAATCGCAGAACGAATCGCACGATTGTGGAACCGCAAGACATCCACATGATTCCACCTCTCGCATCCATTGAAGTGCCAATTGCAGACAGAACCTTGCACACTCCGACTGGACCGCATCCACACAACACAACGGTGGAATTGTTCGAGTTGCGAGAATACTCCAACGATGCCCAAATTGAAGATGATGTGGAATACAGAATTCTGGTTCGCTCGTCCACATGGGCAAACTTTAAGCCGGCTGTGCTGGAATACAAAGCAGCCAAACCGAAAGCAAAACTGATTCCATTTTTTCTTGGAGGTAAAGTATGAGCAATATGAAACGCCACCTGCTGGAATTGCAAGAGCGTGAAGCGCAGCGACTGGCAGAACGAAACAAACATGCAAAACATCGAATGGGACAATCTGGCTTGTTTCCACAAGTCATGTTTGATGATTATAAGCAGGAGCTAGATAAGGCGATGGATAACAGGCAAGCATCCTGCGTTGTTTCACCCGGGACGTCAACCGGAAGATTCACAGGAATACGTCATACCCTTGTCATCATCGACGAGGTGTTTTCTGACGGCACAAGTAAAATGCAGCAGGAGCTGATCCAAGAGGATTACAGCAAGTTTGAATTGCGAATTGTGGGCTACCTGGATCAGCTCCCACCAGCAAAATAATTTCCTACTAACTAATTTCCAACTACTTGGAGCTACTAATGTCAAGAGATTCCTCTCCTGTCCCAAGCAATCACATTGCCACTGTGGACACTTCCAATCACAAGTTCCTGCAACCTGTAAGTTGTGGGCTTTCTGGCGTTGTGCTTGGAACTCTTCAAGTTCAGCTTGTTGAAGGTTCCATCCCGTTCATGCAAGATTTCAACCGGTTGCAGATTCTCCATCCGTTCTTCGCGCAAACTGACTATCATCTGCTGAAGAAATTCAAAGAATCACTTGATTGGTTCAATGATATGGAATGGTACGATCGAGCGGATCAAGTCACTCGATTGCAAGTGCTAACTTGCTGTCTTCTTCACCGCTTGGATGTGCTGAAACAAGAAGTTCCGGGCGTTCCATCCTGGCCAGTAACTGCCGGATCAGCTGCCCGAGTTTATCACTTGGCAAAGTGGTACTTGATGGAAACTTCCAAGCGAACACCATTGCCGAAATATTCTGTATCTCGCGCCAATGACAATGTCGGCTGGATAAATCTTCGCTTCTGGCTGGATGACTGCTATGATATCAAGTCGTTGTGGGAAAAAAAAACCCGACAGATTGAGCGTGACGAAGAATTGAAACTTCGCGATGCGGCTGTCAAGTCAATCAAGTCACAGCACTACACCCGAATTGATAATCGGAAAGTGTGGAACTGGATCGCTTTACAATTAGCTGGTGTGGTCGGCTTGAAGCGGCTGGAAACATTCAAGTCCATCTTCATGTCGGGCGATCTGGAACCTGAATTGTGGCTGATTGACGACGTGGATGATTTGATTGAAGCCATTGTGGAACATTGCGATATTGGCAACGAAATCATGCACTACATCCGCACGCGGTTGTCTGCAATCAGTGAGCACATCAATGATTTCAACAACAGCTTCACTGTGGTTGGCAGAATTATCGACGCCCCGGCAACCACGAAGAAGGAAATTGAAGCTGAGGCTGCATTTTTTGGTTCCTTTGACGAAGCTGCCAAGGTAATCACAGAAGTTCCACCAGAACCCCAGCAAAAGGATTTTGCTACTCTCGGCTTGTTCCTAAAAGCTCAAGCTCAGTGGCGGATTCTGAAGGGTCGTTTCGATCTGCTGCAACAGCGCAATCAACTCAAGGGGAGCTAATCATGGCACTTTACAATTGCATTTACGATCCCACGCAAACTCAGCTGGGATTCTCTCTGAAATACTTTCCTGCCATGGCATTGTCTCCACATGTGAAGCGGATGATTCAGTGGGCACATCAAGATTACTGTGCTTTGGTGCAGCTGGAGGAGAAGCTGAATGATTCCAAAACTCACCTGCTTTTCTGGGCGGAAGAGTGGGAAATTGTGTGGCGCAACAGTGCTACTCCCACCCACCTAGAGTACGCACGCTGGAATGACAATCAACAAATTGAGTTGGAATTTCGCAGAACCAGTTTGCATGGTCGAATTGTAATTCTCCACAAGAGAATTTCCCTCAAGGAATCCATTGCCGAATCTCGCTCCAATCCACAATCAACTCACCCCTATTAAGGAATTACTATGGCCAAACTTACTCCGGCTCAGGAAGCACTGCTTGCCAAAGCCAAAATTGCCGCAGAAAAATATCGACAGGAGAAGCTGGCAAAAGATGCTGCCAAGCTGGAAGCTTCCGATTTGTCCGTGTCTCCGGTTGTGGCTGCACTTGTGTCTGCCCCCACTCAGATTGCCCAGCCTGTGAAATCCATTTTCACTGCTCATGGGAGTTTCCACCCTACTGTTGTGGGGATGGAATACAACGACTGTCAAATTGCAGCAATTGAACTCGCCATGCGTGGTAAATCATTCTGCATGATTGGTGCGGCAGGAACTGGCAAGACAACCACAACCAAGGAAGTGATTGGACAGCTCGTCAAGTTGCCCCACATTGGCTTGTTCGATTCCAGCACGAAATATCTGGTGAAAGGTGCACCGGCAATCATCATCGTATCCTTCACAAATAAGGCGGTGAATAACATTAAGAAACAGCTTCCCAAGGAATTGCAGGATCACTGCATGACTTTGCACAAAGTTCTTGAATTCGAGCCACTGCGGGATCTCAACGGGAAGATCACAGGCTTCGGCCCCACAATGACGCGGATGTCTCCACTGCCGCACATCTCCTGTGTGATCTTTGAAGAATCCTCAATGATCGGCACCGACTTGTATTCCATGTACCGGAATGCACTTCCTGAAGGCTGCCAACCGCAGGAGATTTTCTTGGGAGACTTGAATCAGTTGCCTCCTGTGTTCGGACCTTCTGTGCTGGGCTTCAAACTGGTGGAACTCCAGACGGTGGAACTGCTGCATGTGTATCGTCAAGCATTGCAGTCGCCAATCATTGCACTCGCCCACAGAATTCGGGAAGGCAAGTCGTTCAATTGGAAAGCCAATGAGAAAGGTAACTATGTGGAAGATGCCGGGGAACATGGACGTGTGGAAGTTCGACCCTGGAAACGTCGCATGAATGACTTGGCTGGTGTGAAAACTATGGGCGCCGTAATGTTGCAGTACATGGATGCGGGTTTGTATGATCCAGCGCAGGACATCATTCTCTGCCCATTCAATGTGAAGTTTGGCACACTTGAGCTGAACAAAATCATTGCGCAACGATTGACGCAGGATCGTGGTGGTGTCACTTATGAAGTGATTGCCCGGGGAACTGCATCTTATTGGGCCGTGGGGGACAAAGTTCTTTACGACCAAATGGAAGCATACATCGACGAGATTCGTCCGGCAGTTGGCTATTGTGGGAAACTGTCCAGAGAGGAATCTGCTCACCTACGTCGGGATGGTTCCTATGATGACGGGCAAGCCCACGCAGTTCAACAGAAGTCAGACATGGATCTCATGGATGAATTGGAATCTGGCACATTGGGTGGCGAGCGGGAAAAGAATTCCGCATCTCACACAATCAAGTTGCGATTTGTGGATTCCGGCCAGACTCGGGAAATCTCAGCTTCTGGTGACATCAACAAGCTGTTGCTGGGTTACGCCATTACGGTTCACAAGTCGCAAGGTTCGGAATGGAAGCGAGTATTCATTGCTTTGCACTACACTCACAATGTAGCAATCACGCGTGAGTTGATGTACACTGGGATCACACGCGCACGTCATGATCTCATCATATTCATGGATCCTGGAAAAGATGGTAGCATGGACAGCTTGACGAAAGCTGCACGCACACCCGAGATTAAGGGAGTTACCCTGGCAGAGAAGGCTGAGTATTTCAAAGGAAAAGCCAAAGAATACCAGCAGATGTTTGTTAACAACTAAGCACAACAGTGCAGAAGGAAACTAATCATGACCGACAAGACCGACAAGACCGACAAGACTGATAGCAAGCAAAAGAAGCTGTTCCAAACTCCCACCAAGGCGCAGAACCGACAGCGTGCAGTGGCCTGGACATTGAGAACTGCAATGGGGGCAGCCGCAAGTCTCAGTGGGCTGAGACGCAGAATTGATCGTGAAGCTACTGCCAACATGGAAAACTCAACTGGTGATTACTTCCAGCAACTGAAGCTGGACATTGAGCGCTGCCAACTGGCACTGGACAAGCTGACACGATCAGCTCATGCAGCTAACCTGCGAATTCATGGTCAGTACCTTCTTGAGCAGGAAGAAAAGATTCCTGAAAAAACTCAGAAGGAAGGCTGACCCCCTTGACACGCGGTATTCCTGTGGCATACTGCGATCTCACCTCCGGCAAATAACACCCAAAAGTTAGATGCCAATTCAACCGCCGGCAATGCCGGTCTCTTCTTCCCAAAAGGAATTGAAAATGTCTGAAGAAAACACCAACATCGACGGCATCGTCGCCCCCACCGCTCGCACGTTCGCAGAAGGTTTGATCTCTGTGGTTCGCAAGTTCAACTTCAAGGCTCGCAGCCTGAAGAACGAGAAGGGCGAAGAAATCGAGAAGCTGCCCAAGCAACCCAGCCTGGAAGCTCCCATTCCCATTCCCACCGGCACTTCGCTGATCGCCATTCTGGAACAGCCGGACAACTTCACTGACACTCAGCCTGACGGTTCCATTGTCACGCGCCCGAACGTGCAGAAGCAACTGATCGTTGATGCCGTCAGTGAGGTGATCTTCAGCCAAGCCAAGCAGCAGCTGGATGCCGCCATCGAATCGTTCGGTGCCGACAAGACCAAGACCGTGAACGTCTCGTTCCTGGATTACGACAAGCTGACGCTGGAATACATCGCGTCGATTCCGCCTGCCCGTCGTGGTGCCGCTGCCATCTCGGAAGAAGAGTGGAACGACTGGTTCAAGGACTACCTCAACACGATGGTTCAGGCCACCGGCAAGCCCCTGGAAAAGCTGGAAAAGCACATCGACATCTTCAAGAAGCCTGCCAAGTACCGCGCGCGCAAGGACCTGCTGCAAGTTCTGGTGGAACAGCTGGCCATCTACGCTTCGGCCGCAACTTCTTTGGACGAATTCAGCACGCAGTACACGCGCATGAACGACACCCTGACGAAGTACCTGACGGAAGAAGACCGCATCGACGTGGACGCCCTGTAATTCAGTGGCTCGGCGCTGCGGCGCCATTCACCTCACAGAAGCCCTGGCAGAGAAATCTGCTGGGGTTTTTTCTTTTAGTAGGAGGACATAGTTAAATGTCACTCTCACTTCAGGACATCTACAACGAGTTGCAGTTTGGCGAGACCGTCACATTGCAGATACCCGATCAACGAGGCTACGACAGTTTACGCACAGCTTTGATTCGCAAGTTTAGAAAATCTAAGCAAGAGTTCAACGCGTGTGGCTTCGACTGGAAATGGTCAGAAAGTTATGTGGCTTGCAAATGGAACAAGGAAACTCTGGAAGCGACTTTCAGTTTGAGTCCGCTGGCGTCCCGGAAGACAAGATTGTGGACCCCTGTGAGTTCGGATTTGTAGAAGGCTTTGCCCGGTGTGAGAGCTGGGCTGACACAACCAACAACTTGCGTGATTATGTGGAGCTTTACGATCGAATTCAGCACGTCAAGTCTGTCAAGCGTGGCAATGCACTTGTGGAGCCGATCGGTACAGTTGTGCAGTATTGGGAGCTTCCAGGCCTCCTTGCATTCTACCCTCTCCAGTTCATTGCCACCACTCAGACTGACTTTGACGGCCAGGATCGTGTGCACTGGTGGTTGGTGCATGACAAACTTGGTGTGAAGATATTGCTGTGGGTGGATGTGTTCGTGGAATCTCGTGGTGTTCTTACGTTCTACCCTGAGCTGAAAGACGCTCTCTACCGCGTGCGAAAGTAATCTGTGGGAAGCATCTACGATCCTGCTGTGACCACTCTGTTTGCTACCGGCAAGGTAGAACTAGTCACGCACGTAAGTAGAGTGGACACCACAATCGGATGTATGAAGTGGGCCAAGTCTAAGCGCAATAAAATGCGTGACGATTTGGGCCTACTGAAAACCTCCAAAATGACAATCACGAAAGTTAAGCTGAGCGATCACAAAGTTAAGGTGATCTTTGAGCTTATCTATTCTGTTAATATTTAACGAGTAGAACTCGAAGCCTGGGCATTTCGCCTGGGCATTTTTATTTGAGGTTATCATGGCACGCAAGACGGTTGAACGTGTGTACAAAGTCAGCGCTCCCAATCCGAGGGGTGTGGAGTTTTCCTGGAAAGTTGTCGGATTCACCTTGGCAACCACCTGCGAAATGGCGCTGCTGGAATCCAAAGATTCGTTCGAGGAATCCGCGCTGGCAGTGGAGCCTGCAACTGACCGGGAAACCCAGGAGTTCTTCGCATGAAATCCGACGAGAATAACGTCATTCCTCCTGGCGTATTGGATCAGCTCAAGCTGAACATGACCAAGCTGGAGGAAGGACTCAAGCAGGATGATCCGGAAATGCCCAGCTACCTTCGTGAATCTCACAAAGTTCTTATCGCATATCCGGAAACTGTGCATTTGCTGGATGACCACGAAATTCATCAACTCATCATTGCAGCTGAAAAGCACACCCAAACTGAGATCATCAAAGCTACTGCTACCAAGAAGGCTGGCAAGAGCAAGGCCAGTCAGCTGGACATCGGCGACTTGTAAGGAGTCGACATGACTGGAATTGTTAAAGTTGGTAGAGACTTCTCTATCCACTTGGCAGCGCGTGCACTTGCCTACTATGCCGTGTCTGGCGGATTCACTCGGTTGGATTCCCAGCAAGTAGTTCGCAGATCCGCCATGCATTACTGGGGCATGCTCCACCTGACAGTGAAGCCCAACTGGGATCGCCAGTATTCGGTGGATGGGACAAGTCTCAAGCGTGCCCTGATTGCCTGCTACATTATGCGGCCTGCTGCATTCAGTCACATGCTGGAACCTTACGGTGTTCGACTTGTACTAGAGCAGTACGATGCCCAGGATCAGCAGAAGTTAGTAACTATTTTGGAGAGTCGTAATGACTTGGGATACAACAAACCCTGAAGTGATGAGTGAGTTGGATGACTTGCTCAACTCCACACTTAGCGGTTCCACCGAATCAGACTATGAGTCTGGAATTTCCGCAGCTGCCGGCGTTGTTAAGACTGACTACAGCCAGCTGTACGCATTCCAGAATGTGGTGTCCTATTCCATGGAAGGCGTGCTCAATCAGTGCGCCAGAAAATTTCAGATAAAAAAATTGGAAGCGGCCAGCAAAGAAGGTTCACGTCGCATTAACAACGTCACGTTTGCTTTCGGCCATGCAGTTGGAGCTGGCGTTGCTGTGTACGATCAGACTCAGGACATGGGCAAGGCAATCTTGGCTGCGTTACTGGCGTGGGACATTGATTTGTTTGCAGAAGACCGTGGCCGCAAAGCTACGGATGACTTCAAAGCCAAGTACGATCCAAAGAAGTCGTTCGCCTTTGCCATCTATGCAATTCAGAAGTACGCAACCTGGTACGAGGAATTCGGGCTGGGTGCCTACGAAGTTGTGGATGTGGAAGCAACTGTGGCGGTTGACTTGCAGAGTGGTGAAGAGGGGTTCTCGATTGGGCTTGGTGAGCAGCTGCAAGGGGCACAACCGACTCAATTCCACACTGGCCATGCTGACGAAGTGCTGCGCCATAAGATGACTGGCAAGCTGCGTGTCAAGGAGAACAAGACAACATCGTTCATGTCTGTTCATCCTGCCCTGTATGCCAACTCCAACCAAACGACTGGCTACTCCATCATTGTGTCCCAGTTCGGCGAGACTGACTACGATGTGTTGTATACCATCTACAGCTCCACTGACCAGCGCTGGATTGACTTCGACTTCCACAAGTCGGAGCTGGCTCGTATTGAATGGTTGCGGGGTGAGATGATGCAAGCGGATCAGATCCGGGCATATGCAGATGCCAACTTCTTCCCCAAGGATGGCGGTTCCTGCTATGCATATGGGCGGGAATGTGAATACTTCGGCAGCTGTGACTTGAACTTGGACAAGCAGTTCGGCACCAAATTCCGCGAGTTGCCGATCGCAACAATGGCACTGTTGAATCAGGTGGAACCATTCAAGTATGTGGTTACCAAGCAGCAGATTGTGGAATCAATTCGCGCGAAAGTGCAGAAGGATAAGACATGAATCTTGATGAACTCCAAGCGTTGGCAGTTGACAACGTCACTCACGTTGAACTGTATGGCCCGCCCAAAGTGGGCAAGTCGGTGATCGCCGGTGTGCTGGCCAATTACGGTTTCCGCCTGCATTGGTGTGACCTGGAGCGGGGCATCAAAGTGTTGTTCGGCAATGACCCCAAGGGCAAGCCATGGCTGACTGCTGATGGTCGTAAGAATGTGAACTACCTCAACATTCCGGACCATCAGAATTACCCCATTGCAATCACTACCATGAAGGAGATTGTCAAGGGCGGGCTGAAGAAGGTGTGCTTCAATCATGGCGCCATCAACTGTGCCAAGTGCGCAGCCATCCCTGGATCCTCCAATTCTGAGATTGACTTGACAAAGTTCACACCTCGGGATATCCTGGTCATTGACTCCATCACCCAGCTTGGCATGTCTGCCATCAATAAAGCTGTGCAGAAGGAGTTGCAGAAGCAGGGTGAGAACTACAAGTTTGAGTGGGATGACTACCGCGTGCAAGGCTATGCACTGGACAACATCTTCAACATGATCCAAGTCATGCCGGTGAATGTCATTTGCATTTCACATGAGATCGACACGGAGAAGGATGACAAAGCTCCGGAAAAGATTGCACCTGCCGCTGGCACTCGCAACCACTCCAAGACTTCCAGCAAGTTCTTTGACGAGGTTGTGTATTGCCACATCATGAACGGTAAGCATCGTATCACCAATTCCACTGTGTTCTCCAACAAGGTGCAGTCAGGTGGTCGATCTGGTCTGATGCTGGACCTGCTGCCTGAGCTGTCCATTCTCCCCATGTTCCGACCTGAAACTTATGAATTGCTGAAAGCTGGCAAGGAAGTGAAGATCGACTGGGTGAAGGAAGGACTGTAATCATGGATATGCCTCAAGTAATGGAACTCAAGCCAACTCACAAAAGTGCGCTGGACATTCAAGCAGGCGGCGACCACTATAAGTTGCTTCCGATTCAGCCAGTCCAGTACATCCACGCGAACAAGCTGCCGTATCTGGAAGGCAACGTCATCAAGTATGTCACTCGCCATCGCAGCAAGAACGGTAAGCAAGACATTGAAAAAGCGATCCATTACTTGCAGCTGATTCTGCAGTTGGACTATTCTGAATCTCCGGAGACTGGCAACGCTCCGTAACTCTGTTGCCTGATAACAGTAACCTGTTGATGGTGGTAATCCACTACATTTGTTCCTTTCTTTCATTTCCTTTCGGAGTTTACTATGTCTGATCTCTCTCGCAATGCTGCTTTCGACAACGTCGATGACCTCCTCAACGCTACGATGGATGACATCGACGAGTTGCCACCGCTTGCCATTCCCCCCACTGGCAACTACACCGTCAAGATCTCGATCGACCGCAAGGAAGTCAACGGCAAAGACGCCCTGATCACTTCCTATGTGGTGGTGGAAATCGGTGAAGTCGCTGACGAAGCTGAAGCCTCCGAAGTGGTGGTCGGCCAGCAATGGCAGAATGGCTGCTATGTCAAGAAGTCCGACGGCAAGCCCAATGAAACCGGCATCGCAATGTTCAAGACTTCCATCGTGCCGTTCGCCCAGCACTTCTTCCCTGACAACTGGAAGCAAGTCACCATTGGCGAGATCACCGGCAAGGTGCAGGAAACCCTGGCCAACTTGTCGCTGCGCCGTGTGCTGCGCAAAGGCGGTGCGGATGACGACTACAACTTCCGTGTCAAGTCGTTGATCGTGCTGTAAGCAGTCGGCTGAGTTGGCAGACCTCAAGCCTAAACAAAACTGCCAAAATCTGTTAACTACCTGGAGAATTACATGAGTCTCAATCTTCCCGCATCCAGTCAAGCTCCTACGATCGGCCGCAAGGTCTGGCTGTGGATCGACGCCACCGAGTTGGAAAACTACAACATCCTGGATGCCCGGCAAGCTCTGGACGCCACTATTGTGTTCGTCAAATGTGACGGAACAGTGACACTGGATGTTGTTGACCACACCGGCAGTGCTGGCGTCTTGGAAGATGTGCAGCTGTACGATTACAGTCCCGAAATTGCGCATGGCCACGATTATGAGTTCGGCACTCTTGCAACCTGGATGCCGTACCGAGTGAAGAAGCACAAGGAAGAAGCTGGCATGGAAGTGGTCAAGGCCAGCCACAACCAGCAGGAATTCACTGACAAAGTTGCGTATTCAGACACGCCTGGTGCAGGTCTGGTGCTAACTGACGGCAAAGACGTGTAACGTCAAACCCTGGAGCCACCTAGTGTGGCTTCTTGCATTTGCATCACTGGCTGGTGCATATTCAAGGAGAAGATTATGACTGACCGCGAAATCCGTGTGCAGAATTACAAGCGACTGGACATGCTGGACACGCTGTATGCGCAGTACTCAATCCAGTGCCGCAAGCTGGAAGTTGCAGGCGAGCAGTATCAGCCACTACAAATCACACAGCAGCAAGCTGAAGTCTTGCAATATCTCAACAACCCACTCCCAACATGGACAACCACATGCTGAACATTGGCGTATTTGGATCGGAAGATTGCCGTGGCATGTCTGAGAAGCTGCGCGAATTGATCGGTGCACACAATGTGAAGGTGGCATTTGGTAAGTTCGAGTATGCCCAGCAGGTTGTGGCAATGATTCGCAAGCTGGAGCTGGATGCTGTCATTGTGTCCGACATCAAGCTGGTGAAGCCGCTGCTCCAGCTGGTGCCGGACTTTCGCATGCCCAAGAACAAGAATGGCAGCGACGGCAACCTGTCCTTGAATGACTACCATGGTAGTTTTATCAAGCTGCCAGCCTCACTGATTGGGCACACAAAGGACTGTGACCTACTGTTTCTCAATCCACTACGTCACCTGATTACCGTTCCGGAAGCTGACTACATCTTCAAGCGGCACATCAGCAAGATCACCAAGCCGCAGAACTGGCTGCCTCAGCCTAACTTCACCTGGGAGATTGTGGATGACAACACAGATGATGAGCAATTTGCTCGCATTGTTGCTGCTGTTAACAGTGCTGTACTCGTTGGCGTTGACATTGAAACAGAAAAGGACAGCCCGCACAGATCAATTAACTGCTGTGGCTATTGTTATCTTGCTGTGGACGGTACTGCTCACACAGTGGTTCTCCCAATAAAGTCAATGAAAGCTGTCCTGCGTATGCGGGAACTGAACGCAACAAAGTCACCCAAAGTGATGGCAGGGGGTACCTATGATGCAGTTTACTTTCTTCGATATGGGTGTCCTCTTGACAACTGGATGTATGACACCAGCAATTTGTTCCATGCTTGGTATTCGGAGCTTCCTAAGCGGCTCGATTACGTCACTGCTTTTGCTTGCCGTTATATTCGCTACTGGAAAGACGACTCCTCCAGCGGTGGAAGTTACGAGTACTACGAGTACAACGCTCGGGACTGCTGGTCCACTGTCTGTGCCGCCGTCACGCTTCTTATGGAAATGCCAGATTGGGCGCGTGCAAACTATCTGCAAGAGTTCCCAATAAACTTCCCCAATCTCCACATGGAGCTGGATGGTTTGGCAACTGACAAGACCGCGTTCGACGACCAGCTGGCTGAAACAACGAAAGAGATTGATGAGTCACTCGGTAAACTTAGGCGATGGATTCATCCTGATTTCAACCCACGCTCACCAGATCAGGTTAAGCGACTTCTATGGGTCCTTGGATATCGGGATCGGAATGGAGAAGTTACTTCTTCAGACGAGCCCACAATCGTCCAAGCATCTGACACCCACCCGCTTACAGAGCGTATCCTTGCCGAGGTTCTGGAATATCGAGGACTTGCTAAGCTCAGAGATACATATCTTGTGTGGGATAAGATGTGGAACGGCCGTCTTTTTTACCGAATCAAAGCGGACGGAACTGACTCTGGCCGCCTTGCATCTGCCGAGTCTTCCTTCTGGTGCGGGTTGCAGATACAGAATATCCCAAGAGGTCATGAAGTTAAGTGCTGGGTCACGGCAGATGCCGGATGGCTACTCGGAGAGAATGACTTTGCTCAATCAGAAGCACGGTGCGTGGGTTATATTAGTGGATGTACAGCGCTTATCGACTTGGTTGAATCTGAAAACGACTATCATGCCTGGAACGCCGCTCGCTTTTTTGGAGTTCCCTATGAGTCTGTCTACAGTAACGAGTTTGGCAAGACTCTTAACAAACCACTGCGTGATCTCTCCAAGCGGGTTAATCACGGGGCCAACTACAACATGACCAAGTACATGTTGTTGATTACCATGGGTCCTAAGAAGGTGAGAGAAGCCAAGGAAACTCTGAAGCTGCCGTCCAAGATGTCGTTGCTGGAGGTGTGCGACTTCCTGCTGTCCCGCTATTCCAAGGCATATCCTGAAGTTAAGAGTACCTGGTATGACGACATCAAGCGCACAATCAGTCTGACAAAGCGATTGGTCTCCCCTCTAGGCTGGACTCGGTACTTCTTTGGCAATCCTGCCAAATCGAAGGACGCATTCAACAGTGCAGTTGCCCACGGTCCTCAGAACTTGTCGGCTAAGATTCTTTGCTGCAAGGCAATGATGCCGATCTATCGCGATATGCTGTACGGGAAGCTACGTGGTGTGTTCCGTCTGAAGGCCAACATTCACGACTCTCTGTTGTATGGCTACAAGCAGACCGAACCCTGGGTGCCGCAATACGTAGCAGACATGATGCGAATTTCTGTTGAGGTGCGTGACATCAAAGGTGTCAAACGTACCATGGTAATCCCGCCTGACATCAGTGCAGGCAAGACACACTGGAGCATGTTGAAATGACACCGAAAGAACAACTCGACCTCTGGGTCCAAGGCAATTCAATCCACAACCTAGAACGCAATGAATGCACGCCTGACATGTCATGCTGCAATCACCCATGGAAGTGGCCACAAGAACGTCGTGAACAGTTTGCCAATGCAACCGATGATGTCCGCATCACCATGTGCGGGCTCCACTTGCAGGCCGTGGTGCCTCAGTGCAACTTCACGGTGGACGACGAGGCGATGGTTCTTACTGCCATCCGCGATCTGTAAGACAAAATAAAACAGCACTCCCCGACAGGCAAATAGGAGTAGCCACGTGGAATATCCACTGTTCGATACGTACTTCAAATATGTGCAGCGCACCGAGGCTCCAATGATGTTCCACCGCTGGAGCATGTTGTCATCCTTGGGTGCTTTACTAGGTCGCCAATATCACCTGCCGTTTGGGGAGTTCCGAATTTTCCCGAATATGTATGTGATGCTGATTGGCGACCCTGGCACTCGCAAGAGCACAGCAATCAAGCTGGCGCGGAAAGCAATCTCCGCAGCTGGCTATTCTACGTTTGCTTACGAGCGATCATCCAAAGAAAAGTTTCTCATGGACCTTGCCGGTATGGGAGAGTCCAAAGAAACTACCATCGACTCCATGGTTATGGACACACTGTTCGGACCTGGTGTTGGTGGCACAGTCAGAGAGGTGTTTGCTGTAGCTGACGAATTCAACGACTTTGCTGGCACAGGCAACTTGGACTTTCTGTCTCTGCTGGGCACTTTGTGGGATTGGGATGATGAAACAAAACCCTACGAGCAGCGATTCAAGAATTCTGCTTCAATACAGGTTTACCAGCCGACAGTCTCTATACTTGGTGGCAATACACACGCTGGCTTTACCGCTTGCTTCCCACCGGCGGCCATTGGTCAAGGTTTCCTATCTCGTCTTTTGTTGGTGTATTCAGAACCTTCTGGCGTCAAGATCACATTTCCAGAGCGACCATCCGAGGATATTCGATCTGCTCTTGAAGAGTGTTTTACGCGAGTACGCAATGAAGTTGTTGGCGAATCGTCGATTACAACTGAAGCACGGGGCATGCTTGATACACTGTACCGTAGCTTTAAGCCAATCAATGATGTCCGATTCCAGCACTATTCGACACGACGTTTTACCCACTTGTTGAAAGTGTGTATGTTGTGCAGTGCTGCCAGATTCTCCACGGAAATCAGTCGCCATGACGTCATCATGGCCAACTCCATCCTAAGCTTTGCTGAGCATCACATGCCAGCGGCTATGGGAGAATATGGCAAAGCAAAGAATGCTGATGTGTCTGCCAAGATTGTATCAGTTCTTACTGATGCTAAGGGTCTGATGCGAGATAAGGAATTGTGGAAGCATGTACAGCAGGACTTGGAATCTGTGGATCAGCTGCAAAAGCTCCTGCAGAATCTAATCGAAGCTAACAAGATTCAATGGATTTCTAACTCTGCATCTAGCCAGGGTTACGCAATTGTTCGGCAGGTGCTGAACACATCCCGTCCATACTTGGACTACTCGCTTCTTATTGAAGCACCCAAACTTGTCATATAGGAAACAGCATGAACCGACATGAACTGAAACTGCACGTCATCAACAGGCTGATTGGCTTTGGCTTCTATTCCACGTATGAGGAATTTCCATCTCAGGCGGAAGTTCCGACTGCACCTCTTGGCAGCACGATCTCCCCTGCCGTTATCGACGGTGTGAAGCTGGCACGCAAACTCATTGTGGAAGAATGCAATGAAGAGCTGCTTCCGGCACTTGATAAGTGGCTGGAACACCCCAGCCTGGAAAATCTCACAGAAGTTCTGGACGGCGCAGTGGATACCATCTATGTGGTGCTGCAACTCTGTTACACAATGGACTTGCCTTTTACGGACGCGTTCATTGAGGTGCACGCTAGCAATCTGGAAAAGCTGCGGCGGGGTGGTGATGGCAATTTGCTGAAGCGTGCAGATGGTAAGATCCTCAAGCCGGCTGGTTGGACGAAGCCTGACCTGTTCACTATTCTGCATGAGCATGCAAACAAGCGGGCACGCCAGTTCAGCTTGGTGGGCGCAGAAAACTGGGTGGCTGACAAATCAGTTGGTGAAGGAGAAGTGAAATGAGTAAGGATGAACTGCAATCCCGCCAGCCTGCCGCCCCCGTCCACAAACACGGGTCTGCTGCGCTAGCCGACGACCTGATTGCATCAGGCGATGTGGTGATGCCTGAGGGCCAGCCTGCCGACGAATCAATCAGTGTGCAAGAGGTATGGGAGGCAGCAGGAGGCAACCCTGGCATCAAGGCGACCAAGTCAGAACTGCTGGACGCCCTGCGGATGCTGGACGAGGTGTGCGACGAAGCTGGCAGGCCTGCCGCACCTGGGGCCCCCAGCGACTTTGCAGGTGTGCTCGCGTGGATTGGCGACAAGCAATGCAAGGTACTGATCACCCAATCCGAGATCACTCACGAGCGGGAGCCCGGTTTCGAGCTGTCGCGCGCTGCCTCTAATTGCTGCGCGAAGTTGATGGGTTCCACCCCCGCCGACCATTTTCCTGACGCCGGGAACATGGTTGCCGCACCTGTGGCTGCGGTGCCGGTTGCGGCGCTGAGTGATGAGCAGATCAATCACGTATTCAATGAGCACGCATGCCGCCAAGACGAGGACGGCTGCGACTATCTGAAGCTGTACCGTCCGGGATTTCGCGGTGTTGTCCGTGAAGTCCTTGCGCTTGCCTCCCCCACCCCGCCAGTGCAGCCGGATGCGGATGTGCAGCGGGATGCGGCGCGGTATCGGTGGCTGCTGGACAACTACGCACGAGGCGACGGCTACGACCTCATCGATGCTGCGCTGAACGATGGTGAGCCTGAAACCCAACTGAGCCCCGCTATCGATGCTGCAATGGCCCTCGCCGCCGCCCAGGCAGAAGGGGGGAGCTGAGATGGTAGCCAAAATCGAACTAGACCGCCGAAACATCAAGCCTGTGCAGCGCGACCTTCAGCCTGACCCCGACGCCGACCAGATCGGAGCCGCGATGTTTGACATGCGGCAAGCCGCACAGATGACACAGGCCGAAGTCGCCGCAGTGCTTGGCCTGGAACGCTCCAGCGTGACCAATATCGAGTCTGGCAAGCAGCGCGCGGAGTTGCGCCATCTGACGAGGTTTGCGGATCACCTTGGGCTTGACGTTCACATCACGCTTAAGCCGAAACCTGTGACCACCCCTGCCGAAGGTGACAGCAAGTGAACTTCAACCAACGAGCCCAAAACCGCCGCACCCACCGCGACCTCATGCGTAAGGTGCGCGCCTCAGAACTGGCCCAGCACACCTGCGAAAACTGTGGCGAGAAGGGCGGCCACTGGATGACCACACGCGGGCTGTCGCTCGCGGGGTTGCTGGCCGGGAAAGATGACAGCGAGGGTTGTTGGATGTGCCCGTCGCTCTTTGTGCCAGTGACCAATTCCACCACCCAGGAGCCCAGCCATGACCTTTAACCGAATGGCCGCAATGGCCGCCCTTGCGATGGGTGCCGCACATATCGATGGTCTTGACATGTGCGACCTACCGATCTGGTCGCCGCGCAAAAAGATGCATGCCACCCGCCCACCCCGCAAGCGCTCCACCCACAAGCAGAACGCCCGCAAGGCACGAAAGGGCCGCAAATGACCGACCAAACCCAACTGCTGCGCGAGGCCATTAAGCGATTGCTCAAGGCGCACCGCATCACGACGCAAACGCCGCCCAAAACAACCATGGAGGCCGAAGCGCAGATCGCCGAGATACAGGCGGCTGTGCAGGCCGCTGAGTCTGCCCTCTCTGCACCTGCACAGCCAGCGAGCGGGAAAATGTTGTATCAGGTCGCGCAAATGGATGGCTCTTGGCTGGACGCTGACCGTGAGGCTGCTGCCAAGTCACGGAAATCGCGCATCGTCTACACTACTCCACCAGCCAGCCAGGAGCAGGTATAGCCCAGCAATTGACTCCCCACTCTCCCAATAAAAATCCCCCTTGGATTGTATCCTTGGGGGATTTTTTACGTCTGTACTTTTTACTCCGCTGGTGGTGCCAAATCTGGGGGAGACTGCCCACTGCCTGAGTAATCCTGGAGTGGTTGTCCTCCCATCAACTCCTGCAATCGTTGTCCCGTGCGAGACCCGGACTTCTCTGCCATCTGGTTGATCACGCTGGTGTTGGCGTTCTGCATCCAACGCTGCATTTCACGGGCGAATGTGCGTTGAGTACCGCCTGAGGAAACGTAGCGGGACAGGAAATCGTTGTACTCCTCATCTGTGGGAACCTTGTTGTTGTACAGCTTGGTCTTCACAGCTGCACCTAGGTTGGAAATGCGCTCTCGATCCTCCAAGTCATATTGTTTGTTGCGCCAGATGGTGTCCATTGCCACAGCTGTGTCCAGCGGCTTGGCTCCGGCAATCCGAGTAGCTGCATCCAACAATGAGTTCCGAGGGTGAAGCTGAGACAGGCTGGCTGTCAATGCCAAGTCATTGTTGGCAGCAATCAAATCCCCCTTGGAAGTTGTAGCCCGGCCAGACACGACCTGAGCAAAGCCAGCCAATGGACGTGACAGTCCCTGGTGCTCCAAAGCAAGCAACATGCCGTCACTGAAGTTACCTCCATTGGACACCACAGATGCGAACTGCTTTACCGAGTTGACCAGCTTGATACTGCCAGCCAGTGCCGGGATGTCAGTGAAACTGGTGGGCAAGCCAACCATAGTGCGTGGATTCAAATCTCCACGCGAATATAGTGCAGGACCCTGCCCATCGAATAGAGGGAATGCACTGGCTGTGCCATACATCAACCACTTGCCAATGTCGTCACTCCCAGACACAGCTGAGGAAACCAAGTCCTTGTGCTCTGGATTGGCACTTGAATTACCAATCAAGTGGGCGTTCACTGCATCGAAGTAGGGGAGGCCATTCAATCCATAGATAGAGGACTGCAAGAATCCGAACGTCATCAGTGCCTTGGTGTTCCTGTCCTCCACATGACGGAACAACTGCTGTGCCACGTTGAACATGTAGGTCTGGAACAGAGACACAGCACGGCCAGCAGTCCCCTGAAAAATAATAGGACGCTGCGATGCGACGTAGTTACCTTGCACCCGGTTAACAAAAGTGGAGATGTATGCGTCTGCTTCTTGCAAGCTCATCTTGCCAGCTTTTACCAGAATTTCAGTTTGCTGCCGCATGACATCAGCACTGACGAAGCGAGTGAACTTCTCAGCAAACTGATTACCTGTGTACTTGCTGGCAGTTTCCACAGCTGAGTCCAGACGCTGCATCATTTGAGAACCGGGTTCCCAGTGCTTGTATGCCAGATCATCCAGCATCATTTTGTGGTGATCCAGAATATCCCCAATGCCAGCCACGCTCCGGTAGCGGTTCATCAGAGTGCCGTCATCCTTGAAGTAGTTGTTGACAGCACTGAACATCAGCTTGCTGAAACTGGGTACGGTATCCTGCGTGCCAGGCACACGCACACTGTGCAACTCAGCCAGCTTACCAGCCAGCTCAGGATCCGAACTTGCCAGGCGCTTGATCGAGGCATGCTCCATTCCCAGCATGATCGGTGTGGACAGGATGTTGACGAGTGAGTTGGCAAAGTCCAAGCGCAAACCCAAAGTAGCCATTGTGCTATTTGCCTTGTAAATGAACTGGGCAATAAGGTTGGGTGGGAGCGCCTCGTTAGCTTTCAGATATTGCTCCATACTATCAAACGGAGCTGTCATGCCATAGTCACGCATGATCTGGTTGGCACGCTGCCAATCCACCATGGTATCGCTTGCCTTGGCAGTGCGGATTGCCTGCTCATAAGCTGATCCAGCCTTGCGACCAATGTTATCCACGAAGTCATTCACTGCATCCAGCAGCGGGAACTCCTGACGCTTGGAAATATCCAGGGCAGTCTTGATGTAATCGCCGTACGGGTCGGCAATCTTCTGCTGAAATACAGCCAGTTTGCCACGAGCCACTGACTTGTCAGCCCGAGTGAAGTCGTCACTTAGATACTTCAGCTGGGAGATCAAGTCCGCGTACTGCACTTCCACAGACTTACGCACCAGCATTTCATCTTGCCGATTGTGGAAACTCACGAAGTCAGTAACCACCGCGTCTGGACGAGTTTCTGGGAAGAAGTCACCCAGTACGCCACGCTTGCGCATTTCCGAACTCACCCGCGTGTCAGTGATGAAGTGACTGTAATCGTAGCTGCCTTTGGCTCGGAAGAAGTTCTCCAGATTAGTTTTGTCAAACGCTTCATATCCAGCTGGTACGCGCGACATCAATGCGCGCAGCTGGTCAGCATCTTTGGCGGTAATCATGGCAACTTCGCCAGAGGATCCGATGCCTTCCTTCTGACGCACGAATGCAATGTGCGAGTATCGACTGGTGTCGATCGGCGGGATGTACAACTGGTTGGCTGCCCGCTTGTTGCCGAGCCCCACCGAGTTGTACAGCAACCCCAGCTTTTCCTGACGTGCATCATTCAGGTCTGAGTGCTTGATCAGAAAGGAGCGAACAGCATCACTCTTAACGGGCAGTTCAGCGTACTTGCCTTGGGATTCTGCTTTGGCAATTGCACTGTACACGTCCAGTCCTGGATCGGCATCAAGCAACTTCTTGACATCCTCCGACACGAACTTAGTTAGTGGCCTTTCCAACGGATTGCCTGAATTGTCCAGCGCTGTAACCACTCGGAAAAACTTGCCATCCGTTCGACGGACAGCATTCATCAGCACACCCAGCTCAGCTCCAGCTTCTTTGTTGTCGCTGATGGTCTGAGCAAGACTACGCAGTTCAATTGCCGTGTTGTTCTGCAACTTGCCACGCCACTCATTGACAAGCTTGCCTGTGTATTGAGCCCACTGCTTCAGCTGCTGGCCGTAACCAGCATTGGAAGCTGTCAGTGTACTTGCACCAGCACCCAGCGTGTCAATCTGCTTTGCCAGATTGGGATCCACAGGGATCAGGCGCTCAGCAAAATCAGGTAACGCCGCGCGCACCGCATTCTGTGCCAGCTGAGTGCGCATCCGCAACTCATATTCGTGAGCAAGAGCTGCATCAGCTGCAAACGCCGGTCCATTGGTGCGCTGCCACACCCGCTGGCGAATGAACTGCTCGTAGGGTTCCAGTTTTTCTGCATACAACTCAGCAAACAGCGGCATGTCAACTCGCTTCTCCGGCTTGGTCATCCAGGTAGCAAAGTTGTCAGCAAACAGCTCTTCTGCTTTTTTAACATAATCAGGCTGAGTCATCCACTGCTTGGGGCGGAATGACTTGCTGGTTGCCCACATTTCCTCGCGAAGTGCTGTGAGTTCAGGCAGTCGCATGTCTTGAATTCTGCCGGCTACCACTGCAAATGCGTGATCAGATAGCAAGTAATCCAGTGCGTGCCCCAGCTCGTGGGCAATGATTTGAGTTTCCACCAAGCCCGTGAGCTGCTTGATATCCGAGCTCATTGGGATATCAACGTGGGCAGCAATCGGCCTAGCAGCCTGAGCCGCTAAGTTGACGTCACCCCTCATGAATGCGTTCCGCCCTTTGGGAGCAGTCAGAGAAACACCGGCTGCTTTTGCATCTGCTGCTGTGTGGGTCAGTGTGATGCCCATTGCCTTTGCTAGCCCTTGAGCATCCAATCCACCGTCACCAACTAGTTTGATAAGTGCTCCCTTGATCTTCTCGCCGAGGGAGTTGGTTCCCCGGAAGAACTGCGCCTGGTTGCTGAACAGCACCCCCACGCTGCGTGGCTCACTGGCCTTAATCGTGCGTAGAATGCCAGAGTCAAGTTCACTGCCGTGCACAAACAAACGTGACAATGCACGCTCAACCCAAGCCTGGGTAGTGTTCAAGTGAACTGCCAGCTCCCGAGTGTCGCCCTTGCCGATTTCCTCATGGAATCGTTGCAGCCAGGACAGCTTTTGCTGCTGCCGGAAGCGTTGGAAGTCTGGAATGTCCACGTACTTGATTTCCGAACCATCCACCAGAGTGAACTTCAAATCAGGACTGAACTTCTCCGGATTCAGCTCTGCCAGTCGATCCATGAGTGGCAAGTCTTGAGCGTCGATCGTGCCCAACTTACCAATCTCTTTCTCGCTAAGCTGAGATGCCCACACGTAGCGAGTGCTGGCAGCCCGGGTATCCTGGTCCAAAGGCATTGCCAGCGTCTTTGCTTGCGGATACTCTTTGCCGGCAATGCTGATACTGTCGCCAGTCTTGGTGAGGCGCACATCCTTCGACATGTTTTCAATGTCGTCAGCAATTGTGTACACGGGGCTGAAGTCGTGAGTGCCAGATTCGATGTGAACAACTCCAGTCTTGGCAGTCATACCGTCCACCTGACTGATGAGACGGGTACTGTTGGGATTGACCACAGGAACACCAGACTTGGAGTACCATACATCCACGCCATCATTGAATGCTGTCGTCTTGTCCGGATACTGTGAGTGGGTGCCAAGCACAACGTCTTCTTGCTTGACGTCGTCTGCCAGCTTATAGGGACGCTTGAAAGTGGAGCCAACTGAGTGGGAGGTGTCGAAGAACTTACCCTCCTCCACTTTGTTGCCCATGCGCAGGTAAATTGCAGCACCATCCTCAGCCAAGGTTTCCACTGAGTTCACCGATGTCAGCTTGCCAATAGGCAACATCATGCCTTGGATTTCATCTCGTGCGCGATCCTTGGCTTGGGGAGAATCTCCCATCCGGGCCAGTACATCAGCAATCCGCTGTTGATATGCCTGACCCACGTTGACATTACCGCCTGCCAGCTCATTCATTTTCAGCGACAGCTTTTCCAGGCCGTTCTGCATTGCGCGGTCACGAGTCTGCTTGAACAGTTCGGCAGTGTTCAATTGCAGTGCGTTCTTCTCGCCTGCGTAGCTGTATTGAAACGGGGTGCTGCCAAACTCAGTCTTCAGGTTGGTCAGCTCGTCTGCCAGTACTGTGATTTCGTTTTGTTTCTTTAGGCCTAGCATGTCAGCTTTGCCCATGCGAGCGAATTCCAAGGCTGCCAAGTCCACGGTGGACTGAGCCTTGCGAACAATCCCTCTGCCAATAACGAACTCAATCCCGCCGCCGACAGCGCCAAACACGCCAGCGTTGAAGATGAAGTCAGAAGCTGAGTAGCCTTCCAAAAATGGGGAGTCGTGCATCAGTGCCAATGTAGCAGTTTCTCCAGCTGCGGCTGTGAGTACGTTATCCCCAATTGCCCAGGCCAGCCGCTGGTAGGTGGAGCTGCGAACTTTGGACACCATACTGCCCCCAGGAGCAGCCAGCTCCTCAACTGCCAGTCGCAGTGCATTCTTGTTGCCATCTGGAAGCATGCGCAGACCGCGAGAGAGAGGGCCAAGCACATTGCCGTAGCGGGCAGCTTTGAGCAGCATAGTTCCGGCACCGTAAGTTGCCATGGAGCTTGCCACAAATCCCACAGTGTCAATTGCCTGCTTGTTCTCCGTATAGTAGTCTGCAGTGGCATCCAGGCCGAGATTGTTCAGCACATCCTCCACTTGACTTTGGTTGTCAGAGTCTGTGAAGGTGTTGGCAATCGACATAGTTCCAGATACAGCAGCAGAGAACAGCCCTTTGGTGGCTGCATCTGTCAGTCTGGTCCCCAGCGTATCACTGGTGTAAGCATCCGCAGTGTCTGCTGCGATCTGCTGCATGGGCAATTCTTGGTCGTAGTAGTCAGCCATGTGTATTCACCTAGTCAGTTGTAGATGCCAAACCCAGTACCCCGGAAGGGTGCATGAAGAAGTTTACGCTCCTTTGCATACGTAACCAGCCAGTTCTCCAGCTCAGTCTTACTGAGCAAGTCAGTCTTGGCAGCCCGGTCAGTGTACGGAGTTGTCAGCTCGCCACGGTAGTTTGTGATCGGAGTCAGTCCCAGTTGAGCTGGCTTGTTAAGCTGAGTTGCATACGATGTGGATGCTTTGTAGAACTCAGCAATTTGAGATGCAGCTTCTGCAGCAGTCATCGGCTTGCCATTAGTGCCCATCAACTTGCCTTGAGCCTGCAACTCAGCAAACGCCTGGATGGTTTGCTTCTCATTGGCAATGGTAATATTGCCGTTAGCACCAACAGCACCCGGCGTTTTGAGCGTCTGCACCATCAACCGCATCAGTCCATTGGTTGGAGTAACTGAAGTTGGCAATCCTTGACCAGCTCTCATAGTCTGATCTTGCACGAAGCTGGCAAGGTTCGGACGGTAAATGTTTCCCTTGGAATCCCAGCTCTTGTCCAGCATTCCAGGGACACCCATCTTGGGATCACGCAGGCTGTTGTACATTGCCGTATAGTAGCTGTCACGCCCGATCTGCTGCGCTTCTTTCAAGCTCATGCGACCTGCGTTGGCTGGCAACTTCATGACAGCATCAACTTCTGCCTGAATTCCTTTAGTAACCAGCAGAGCTGCATTGTATTCAGCTTCACGGGGAGTACCGATCAGTCCCTTGCCCAGCTCCACCATCAGCTCAGGAGAAGCAACGCCAGTCTGATTCAGCTTTTCCCAGTCCTGCTTCAATGCAGGTGGCAGATTATTGATATCCTTCTCTGCCATGGGCGCAGCCAGCCCTAGCAGGTTGGCACTGCGCATAGACTGCGCTGCCTGCAACTCGCGCTGCGTGCGGGCGTCTTCCAGTGCAGCCAGCTGCTCACGCTGGCGTGCAGTCTTCAGTGGGTCATCCGTGGCTCGATCAATTGCTGCCGCTGCTGTTGCCGACACTTGCATCTTGTTGACGGCTGCTTGACCAGTAAGAGCTGCAATTTGAGCATCAGCCTTGGATTTGTCAGCTTCTGCTTGGCTGAGCGCAATGTTCCGTGCGGATGCCACCGTATTGGCAGTCATCTCTCGCTTGGCGTCTGCATCCATTTGGATGGTGCGCTGGAAGATAGATTGCAACTGCTCATCCTTACCTGCCAGTGCGTTCACTTTTGCCCCCTGAGAAGGCAACTGCAACTGCGCCATGACGTAGCCCAGTGGATCATCCAGCAGGCTGACGCTCTTCAGTTGGTCATACTTCTCACGCTCAGCTGAGTACGCAGTGTCGTTGGCAAACAGTGCCTGACTGAGTTGTGCGTGCAGATTGTTCGGGTCTTCTGCAATCAAGCCACCAGACTTCTGAATCTGCTGGTACACGCTGCCAACTTGTTGTGCCTGGTCAGCAGACTGAATTGCAGCTTGGTAGCTGAAATCTCGAGCCTTGCCAAGTGCCGTCTGCTGTGCAACTGTAGCGTCCTCATTGACCTGTGACTGCTCACTGATGATCTTTACCAGATTGGTAGAGCTGTAACGAGTAGCAGGATCCACTGGATCATCTGTGCGGGGTGGGTTGATTCGACCGCGGCCACCTCCGGCTTCAGGCGTTGTAGGACCAGGAACAGACCCAGGAGCAATTGCAGCTCCACCTTGCCAGCTCATCTGATAGGGCCGGTTAGTCTGTGCATGCGTGATCTCGCGCTGAGTGTTGGCAACCATTGCGGCGTTGCCTTCCTTCATGTAGCGGTTGAGATCAGCCTGCAATTGCAGCATCTGGTCATTAAATGCAGCGGTGTCGGAATTGGCAGCCATAATTGTCCTTATGCGTCCATGCGCTCAAAGTGAGGGACGTCGATGAAGCTGGACTTGTGGGCGTCAACTTGACCACGCCAATTTCCGCCCCACCGATTCTTGGGATGTTGAGCTTCCCACCAGTCACCTAGCGGTTTCACTTGCTCACGTGTGCACAGTTTACCGTCCCTGAACAAGTTCAAGTCGATGGCTAACCGTTTGCCGTGCTGGCTTGTGCGAGTCTTGCTTCGGCCAGTCCTGACATAGATGTCTTGCATTTCCTGAGGGCGATGGCATTCACCGAACGTGACAACAAAGCCAAGTTCAGTAGCTTTCACAATCAGTCGGCAGGCGTCCAGAGTGAACTCAGCTTGGTATGCAACGAGTGACATAGTTAGTCCTTGCTTGCCATGCGCTCAATAGCAGCATCTTTGCGGCCTGAGTTCTGAGTGGTGCCGAAGTAATAACCAAGCACCGTTGTCACCGTGGCGATGATTACATACCGAGAGTCCTTGTCCTCAATGGTGAAGAACATGTATCCCCCACCGATGACAACAATCAAGGCCAGCAGCGTTGTGACACTTGGGACGAACCAGGGAGCTTGACTGACTTTCGCCATGTCAATCTCTCGCTGACGAGCAGATGACTTATCCGCCACTTCAGCCTTGAAAACCTCCAGGTCAATACGGTTATCCTCTACTCGCAGTTTGGCCAGCTCGGTTTCATTGGTGAGCTCCCACTGCTTGATTTGAGTCAGCTGGTCGGGAGTCAGCTTTGGATCAGGCCCAGAAAGATCAATGCCTGTCTCCTTCTGCACCCATTCAACACCCTTGGCAAGTGCTGCGTTTGCAGTAAGAGACAGGCCGCTAGACAGCAGGGCTGCAATGATAGGTAACATATAAATTCCTTACCAACCGAATAAGTCTTTTATGCCTTGACCCGGATTCTCAAAGAAGTGAGCAGTATCTTGCACAAGATCGCCAAAGCCAGCACCGGGACCGCCGCCAACAGTGCGACCAATATCCTCAAGATCTTCAGGCGGATTTGACGATAGCTCACTAGTAAGTCCCAGCAATTGGGCACCAATTGGGGTGTCTTGAATGTCCTTGCCGCTCGCCAGCCCCACATAGGAGTCAGCTGCGTTCAGCCCATTACGCACGTATCCCAACTGGGGAACCAGAATGCTGCCAGCATCGGTAATGTCGCTGACGTCATCAATCCAGTTACCATCACTGAGGTCCAGAATGTTACCACGCTTTTTGGGGTCACCTGCGTAGTCCAGAATTTTTATTGCACCAGCTACACTGATCCCTGAGGTATCTGGTGAAGCTGAACTTACCTGGCCTGTGTTGGCTTGCGCTCCAATGATGCCATCCACCTGGGCTGGCTGAACTGCTGCTGAAATATCCACTGATCCCGATGCCGCAGCTGAACCGGAATCAGCCAAAAAATTTGACCAGTCCACCGAGTTGGTGTCAGCCACAACACCGCCAGATCCCAAAGATGACATCAAAGAGCTGACTGCGTCTTGTCCCAATGCATCCCAACCTGTGGCAGAATTTCCAGTGATACCGTCAGCCGAGTAATCAGCAATGGAAGAGACACCAGCATCACTCCACACACCACCAGGCGCATTGAGAATTGAGCTGGTATCCGGAGTTGTCATATCATCCCAGAGTCCCTTGGCTCCTTTGACCACGTCAATTCCGTTGTCCTTAGCCAGCTTGTTCAGACTCAGCAAGCCAGCAAGAGCTTGAGTCTGCTTTTGCAGTCCATTGCCCTCACTAGTAACAGACTGCCGCGTAGCATTGGCAATACCGCCAGCTGCCTGAGCTGCTGTTTGCAGTGCTTGCTGCTTTTGAGCTGCCATCTGCTGCTGAGCTGCCAGTGTGACCTGTGCTTGCAGTTGTGCCATCTGGGGAGACAGCTTGCCTGGAGCTTGACGGCTACCGGTGGCATTATAGGTGTTACCCATAATGCCCGGAATCTTCGTCTGGGCTTGAGCAAAGATGGAATCAAGCAATGCCTGATTGTCACCGCCAGATGCCAATGCCTGCTTCAGAACTTCAGTCAACCCTGAAGTATCAGCCGTGGTTTTCTGGGTAGTTTTGGTGCCTCCCAGCATCTGCAAGATCTGGTTGACTTGACCAAGCCCACCATCTGCGGAGACTGGGACAGTTTCTTTGGCGTTTGCCATTGGAATCTCCTAACAGTAAAATACTAATACGGAGCCTGGGCAGCGCTGAAGGCCAAGGCCAGGATGATAGAAGCAATGAGTTTCATGGTGCTGTATCGCCCGCTCTGTCTCCAGGCGGGCTGTGGGGTGGGCTGCTTAGATCACGCTCAGCGCGTGGGCAGCAGGGCCAGGATGAGGGTGAGGTGCATCACACGCCCAGATAGTTCAGGGCGGCATCAGCGCTGCGCGCAATGCAGTCCTGCAAATACCATGCACCTGCCGGTGACGGGTGGGCAGCGTCTGCGCCGATCACCCACGCGGCGTTGGCCGTGCCGATCCATGCGCCGGTAGCCGCGCGAATCACCGTGCCGTCGCCAGCAGTGATGGAGCCATCAAACGGGTCGATGTACGCACTGCGCTTGTCGCCCCAGGCCAAGAACTGGGCTTTGAGGGCGGCGGCAACAGCCTGAGACGGGGCGATATACACGCCAGTCCGCACATACCATGGGCCGATCACAACGATGGGCGCGGTAGGCCACAACGCACGCTGTTTGTTCCAGCAAACCAGAGCCGCAGCGGCTTCGGTGG